GCTAAGAACACATACATCATGGGATTTTTTAGTTGGGGAGAAGGTTGGCATAACAATCACCATGCTCGACCTGGCACATATGAATTTGGATGGCATTGGCATCAATTAGACCTAGGTAAGTGGGCTATTCGCTTGCTAGGAAACCCAGAAACATTAAGGCATTACAAATGATACTGAAACCGTCAAATACTGTTTATAATGTAAACGACCATTTTCCTCCGTTAACATGGGGCAAAGCAGGAGTAGCACTAAGCGGAGGCTTAGAATCTACATTGATTGCCTATATTGCCATTGATTATTACGGAGAAGACAATGTTGTACTACTTTATTCAGATAATATGTTTACACAAAGCCAAGTAGACGGAAATGTTAATGTAAGAGTTAATGTTGACAATGCCGCGGCGCTATTAAACAAACCAGTATACTACTTTGAAGTAGATACTGATCTACATTTTTCAAATATGGAAGAATCTGTTAAACAGATTGGTGAAACTGTAGCAAGAGATCATAATGTAGAATTTATGCTATGGGGATTTACTAAACTGTTTTTTGACGTTGCTGAATTTAAAGAAGACCCGTTAGCAACAAATAATTCAATCACCGAAGCATGTTATAAAAATCCTATAAAGTACAAAAGCATTATAGAAGAATTCCATTTGCCAACAGGAACATTCTTAGAATACGTAAAAGATTTAGATATTCCTGCTATCGTATATAAAATGCTTAGGTCTCCGATAGGACAAGAAAAACTCAAAAGACCATTTGATATATTGAACAAGAGCGAAGTAATTGATCTATATAGACAGTTAGGGTACTTTGATCTAGCACATCAAACTCATAGTTGTATAACCAATACTATAAGAAATGAGCACACGCATTGCGGGATATGTTTTAATTGTCAACAAAGGTTTGATGCATTTGCTAAGTTAGGCGTAGAAGACAGGACCAAATATGCAAATACTAATGTTAAACAGGCTTGGGAAGAACTACAGAAGAAACTAAAGGAACAGCACTAGGTAAAACACTTAGGAACAGTTGATAAACATTGTCGCCAGTGGCATACGCATCGTGTATTAAACTTGTATCTATTATATATACCCGCCCTGGTTCAAAAGTTATTGACTCTAATTCTTCGGTAGAAGGATTATAAAATCTTAAAACAAGTTCTGGACTCATACTGGCCCAAAGCCTAATCCACGGACTAGGAATCACAGCATCAATGTGCGGTAGAAATTTAGCATCAATATGCCATTTGAGTATATTACTCCTGCACCAGTGTCCAGAGAACATGCTCAATGGTTGTAGAGAAGGTAACTCCATAATTACAGTAGGTGCTAAACAATCAGTTTCTAGCAACGGAGATGTTGGGTTGTTTTTATTCCACTCTGTTAAACTTCCGTTGATAGGATCGTTTTTACGTAAAATGCCAGTTTGATTAACTAATGCAACTCCGTATCTAGGAAGATGTGCATGATCTTTGCCCCATGGCTCAAAAGCATGTTCCCAATTAGATATCTCAAAACAAAATTTCTCAGGGTTAACTACTATGTTTGTAGGAGTTAATGGAGCTGGATGTAATTTCTTATAGGTGTTGGTGTCAACAAGACTGTTAGAATGTTTAATCAGTTCCGCCGCCCCTGATTTTTCAAATACTTCGATAGTTTCGTCGATAATAAGTTGGGCGTTAATTTTCATCTAAATATTTAATATATCGACACATAAATACTGTAAACTTTGGACAAATCTAAAATGGATAAAATTAATTTAAGATACAAATTTCTCCCTGGCGTTGTTACCGGGTCTGCTGAAAACAAGGCTGAATTTTTAGATTTATTATCTAAACTTAAGATTAACGATAACGAAGAACTACAGGCGATTTTTGGAGAAGAGTTAATTTCAAAAGACCTGTTTATAACCTACGATGCTGCCGACGATAGCATGGTAAAGTCCTTAGTGGTGAACAATGCTTCTGATCAGTTGGTGAACGCTATGTACGATAGGTTCAATACTCTAATAACATATTTTCCTAGACACCGCGGCGGCACACTTACTGTAAATGTAGAAAAAAATATATCCCCTAGTGTAGACCAATCGTTAATAGATTATAGCCAGTCCATTAATGAATTTAATCGATTGCTACCATCTCAAGACATTTTCATAAAGTTTGAATCATTACAATTTGTAACCGATGAAACTAGCGTAACTATTAAAACAGATGATAGTGTTGAAAAATATTATAATGATGGTAAAATAGCAATAGTGGGCGGTATAGATAATGACAGCTGGTACAACTACAAGAGTCTCTATGGCAGATTAACATCAACTAATGTTAGATTAATCGAGCCATCATATTATGTAGAAATAGATACTATTTCCTATGCAGAATTTAAAAATTCAACAGGAGAAGTTGGAATTCCTTTTATTATAGATTTGTACAATGACAGAGTAAATGAAGGGTATGTTAAGACTTTTATAGATCAAATTGCTGTTATTATAACAACAGGAAAACAAGAATCTAAATGGCCTGCAACTGTAATTAAATTTGAAAGTAGACTTCAAGATTCATCTGGCCATTATTTTAAATTTATAAAATTTGACAGTAGTATTCTTCTAGAAGCACTTGTAGATAATCAAATAGAGTATCTAGCTTCAATACTTGCCAATTTACCACAAATAACAGATAAAGACTCTGTTGTCAACTATGCGAGATCACAATGGCTACAATAAAAGAACTAACAGGTAATGTATATTTTTGGATAGATAACGCCAAAGTTACTAGATTTCCAATTAATCTATTAGCAATGACAGATTGCATTTCTTTATTTAATAACATGGTTGATCCTGTTTATACTAAGGTAACTATAGAAACTCCTGCGTTTACTAAAGAGTTTCCCATCGATCCTGAAGCCAACTAAAGTCATTAATTAGTTTCAACGCTTCCACGTTGCCCTTATTTGCTCTACCATAGGCCCTACCAGCTTGTGCTCCTTTGATGCACATGTCTCCATAGGGCTTTTCATTTCCAGCAGTACACCACGCATCTAATCGATCTTCAGTGTCTTTATTAACTTGATTGTCGATAATTTTAGAACTTAATTTAACGCATTCTCTAAATGCACTCTTCCATGTATTAAACGAATCTGTATTAAAATTAGTTGTACTTGCAAGTTGATTAACTGGGAAGAAGTTACCACTGATGCTGGTTGTCATGTCAACATTATCTAACGACATTGCCGCAGTTTCTTTTCTAGGTAACAGTTTAATTCCACCGTAACCATAGTTAAGACCATTAACTGGATTTAGTGCCCTATATACATAAACGGCATCTAATATTCCATCTAATTGATTCTTCTGCATCTCCTCGGGCGGATCAAAATTAAAATCTTGATTAATAGTGCTGTCGCCGTCTACTATCCATATATGTGTTGTCCCAGGTAATTGTGCCGCAGTTTTATGTGCTAGGTGTATACCCTTAACTCCGTGTAGCCTTTTTGCGTAAGGAAACCTAGCCAATAGATTACGCCAGTTTTCATCTGCATTAGGTTCGTTGTACGAGATAAAAGTTATGTCAAACATTGTTGCGCTTCATTGTCCATTTGAGTTGCTCTAATACCTGTGTATATTGAGCGTCTAATGTGCCTGCAACGAACTCGCTAGTTTCTGGACCAAGCCAAGGAGCACGTAGTCCGAAGTCTTTTTCTAACAGGTGGCCGTAGTGTACAATAGCATCCATAGGATCAGCATTGGCAACTTCTTTCCATATAGTAGCAAGACAATCAAAGTCACGTACTTCGACATGGTCCCAATCAGTACAGTTGGTTTTCCAGCATCCGTGTCTTGCACCTAGCATGGCCCACGCCCCTTGCATCACATGAGCGCCCACACTCATCCATATCGACAGTCTGTGTCGATTGTGCCAAAATAGTTTACCTACACTGGGATCTTCTGGTTTCATTCCATCTATTAGACTCATCTTTACACCCTCACGGAATCCTGCTCGCCATGCCTGGAACGGAGTAGCATTAATATAGGTTGTACTGTAACTATCTGTCATATGACGATACCCATCTTCCCAACAGAAATCTACCTGTCCTTTTGCATGTTCGGCAGCTTCGTGTGTCTGCATATTAAGTACAAAGTCTTTACGCCACATTTTCAAACCACCGTTGCCGTAACGTAGCCCATTAACTATATTGAGTCCAGGCCAACTTATAGCCTGTGTATTTTCAGGAACTTCTATCTCTAAGTTAAAAAATGTAGGATCTACAATATTATCTGCATCAACTGTGACTAGCCAATCAGTGGCACTTAGATTCGCCGCCGCCTTATGACAGGCATCGCTACCTTTAACTCCGTGTACTCTTTGTGCCCAAAAACACTTGTCTAATAAGTCTGCCCAATGCTTTTCAGCATTAGGTTCATCGTACGATATAAAGATACAGTCTATATCCGCTATTTTTATTTTATTGCCCATAAACTTACCTTTGTTAATCCGGTCTCAACTTCGATTTCTAATTGTTTATCTTTTATTAGAGAGTATAAATTAAATTCTGTACTTACTAATAACTGCGTAGGGTCCCCGTATGCAGTTATAAACAGGGGAAACTTTTGATTTTCAGCAATCATATTTTTAAAAAATAACTTTATATCCAGATCAATGTCATCTATATCTAAGAACAGCTTAATTTTATTATTTTGATATGTATATACTATTCCTAATATTTCAAAGAAAGGATTACTTGGGTTGAGATCTAATATAATATTACCTGTATTCTTAAGCCTACGAGAATGAGTTAATACATTGATGGGACGAAATTCAGCAATGCCATTGTCGACTATAACACAGTAGTCGTGCATGTATTTTCTAAAGTTTATAAAATCGTTACCAATTTGAAAATCAACGACAGCCAATTTAACTCCATTTGGTAAGATCTCTGGCTTTGCGGTGCCGATGCTTATAGGAGATAAGTCGTCTGCTCTATAAGTTACATAGTAGTGACTAAGTCTGCTTTCCGCTTCCATATATCCGTTTCCAATGATTCAATTACAGTTGATGTAATAATTTCCTTATCGACATAATGTAGTAGGTCTTTTTGCGCCCATACTCCGATTTTTACATCGATACGGGCATCTGTGTTAATATTAAACCTTACTCTTTCTTTCCAGGTGTCGTGATAGTTTTTCCACCCTTGAACCATAGGTTTCATGTGGGTAATAGCAGGAAATGAATGTATACCTGTTACTTCATCTTCTATATCTAAAATCCTAATGGCCAAAGCAAATGATTCGTCTGTAGGCAATGTTTTTAAATTGCTATTAGGTATAAACTTTTTAATAAAGGGCTCTGGATTATCGGTCATTAATTTTACCAAATCAAAAAATTCAGCAGTATTAATATCCTTCTTAAAATATGTCCAAGCATTATATACATCGGGCAAATTATATTCTTCAAATATCTTTCTATAGAATCCGTAATTGAATGCCTCTGCCTTATAGTTCTGCGGACTGTTTGCCACATACAAATAGTACTTTTCTAAGTAATACCAATAATGGTTCATTGGTTTAAGAAATAGCATATCTGAATCAAGCAGTACAGTTTCATCATATGGGCTTAGATCGTATGCTCTAGATCGAGAGTCCATTCCTTTAGGTCCTATATATTCTATAACATTATTAAATACCCATCCACAACGCAATTTATTGACGGCATCCGGAGTGTCAGTGATTAGTGTTACTTGATTAAGATCAAGGGGTTGGGTGTGTTTGATGCTTAATGCACAGGCATAGGCCAATTGAATATAATCAACGGTGTCGGTGTTGTTGGCTATTAGCAGATATCCTTTAGACATTGGCTAACTCCATTAACCTATCTAAATTGTCTAACAGGCATCGTTTGTTCATCATGTGTACATCTTGCCCTACTGTCTTTAGCAGATTATAGTTGTCTGGAATATTATAGTCTTTTAATAAAAATGTCAATTGATCAGCGTTGATATTGATCAATTGATCTACATCTCTAATAAAGATAGGACTAGGCAATTCGCTGTAACATTTTTCACTACCGTGTCCTCCTAGTATATGACAGGCAACACTAAAGGCAAAATCATTTCTATATTGTGTCGAATCAAAATCATATAACCTACCATAATAATGGTAGTGTTCTTTTATATGTTCAACAAGATCAAATATTAATTTTGTCTGTTCATTTTTGGTGAACATTATATTTGTAGCCCATAGCATATCTATAGAGTATTGACTTAATTTAGAATGTCGTTGGTTGTGTCCTAGATAAGTTAGGTCAATCATTTGAACAGTTATTAGAAAATCACTGGCATCATTCCAAAATCTAGATAGACTATTGCTTAATATAAGAAAGTCTGTATCTAATAACAATGTTCTATCGTAGGGCGTTAATGAATATGCTGTTGACCGATTGCTATTAATAAATTCTACAATCTCACTATCGTCTCCATTAGACAGATGTCTTTTATTATTAGCCTTGGGTTTGTCGACTAGGATAATTTGGTCAAAAGGTAGTTGATCAAATGACCTGTGTATGTTATCTAGTGTTGTTTGATCAGTGACAAGACTGACAGGAACTGCTAGATGTTTAACGGCCAGTTTTGCAGCCAACACTGCCTGACTGCCGTAATCTAGTTTGCCATCATGGGCAAATAATAAACATCCCTGTGTCATAGTCCCACTATAGATTGAACACTGCGTTTTTGTCTTAGGGCAGTTAGTTCTAACAGATATTGGTTAGTTACAGTAAAGTATTGATTCATCACAGTTTGTGTAAACTCAGATAGATCTTTGATC